TCAATTTAATTTCAAATTAATTTTGAACGAGCGTAGCAGCGCTCTCAATACCAAAGCTTCTAATTTAGAAAGCCTTGATTTTCTTTCCTCCGAAATACTTCCGACGAAGTAATTCGACACGTCCGGGAACAACGAAGTAAATGTTCTTCTCATTAACCGCAGCTTGAAGACGATTCCCAAATTCCGTATAGAACTCATCCCCATGATGCGCTGCAAAGAAGCAAGCAGTCACAAGATTGGTCTTAAACATCAACTCATCATCTCTAGCAGTTACCCAGTTTGTCAACTCATTGATAGTATCCTTCGTCATGGCAGCAATCCACCTCCCAGGAACAGCCTCATCTCGTCGCGAAGTTCGCTTCAAGAATGAAATGGCGTCCGGGGTAGACCACTTAATCCCTTTCTCAAGCTTGGAAGGCGAGGTAAGGACGTTTCCGTGGCTTGTCATAATATCCGCAAACTCATCTGGAACGAAAGTCGGATCAAGATTTCTCTTTACACCAACAACAAGATCATCACCATAATTACGATCACGCATCATATCCTCAAACAATTCCAGAGAATCCGACAAACCTCGCTGTCTTCGGTACTCCATCCAGACTATTCGAATCATGCACGCATTAATAAAGCAATTAAGCGGTCCAGTAATTCCATTACCCGAAGGATTTCCTTGATGGTCCTGATATGCAACGTTCAATGCTAAAACACACGAATGAGCAATATCATGCAACAGAGCATCTCGAACATTCTTATTCTCAACCCCATCACCATACCACGCATTCACAACATTCCCAAACGCTTGAATCAGTTCCGGATGCACACAACCATCAAAGTTTGCATAATCAGCATCAAAACAATCCGGCGAAAACGTTTCCATCCCCGCCACGAATTCATGCCATTCCTGCGATTCGGCATCTATTCCAATCATCGAATAACAACGATCTCGATTCTTCTGCATATGACTAGCAAAAGCTCCGAAATACATCTTACTAGCGACGACATGGTCAATAGGCCCAATCATAAACACTCTAGTTTTCACATCCGCAATCTTCTGCAACTTTACTCGCTCAGACTTCAGACTAGCAATCCAAAATGTTTCCGTAGCCATTCTCTTTCTACCCCGCTCTATTC